ACGCCGGGCACGTTAAACACGAAGGATAAGAACAATCTCAAGCCTTGCGAGATTACGCAAGAGAGCGATGCAGAGTATACGTGCGAGCAGCTAGACAGGCTCCTCCCTAAGATTACTAAAGAAGATGAGGAGTACTGCAAGCAACACTATGACAAGACCTACAACATCTCGCGACAAACAGAGGTAGACGACACTCTCCCTCCCAAGTTCGGTAAGCTCATATCTGAGAATGAAGAAATTCGACAAATTTGGCTAGGTGATACAGACGACAGAAGTAAGAGCGACTTTAGACTAGGACATATCATGCTCGCCTCAGGCTTTACCAAGAAAGAAGCGATGTCGGTGTTAGTTAATAGCGAGAAGGCCAAGGACAGGGCGCCTAAGCATCGTATAAGCTACGCCGAGAACATTGTGGATAAGATATGGACGTTTGAGGTGCCTACAGACAAGCCTGGATCTCTATCTAGAAGTGTGAAGGACATCCTACAGGCTAGCGAGCAGACCATCAAAGGAACACCCTTCCGGTGTCATAAGTGGATCGACGACACCGAGCACGGCTTTAGGCTGGGACAGGTAATAGGCCTAGTCGCAGGCTCCGGTGTAGGTAAGACTGAAGTCGCGTTAAACATGTTCAAATGGTTTGTAGAGCGCAATCCCAACTACGACCACTTCTTCATACCCCTTGAGCAGCCAGCCAATGAAATTGCGGACAGATGGCGTAAGATATGCGGGCAAGACACTACTCTGCACGAAAAGGTTCATATCATAAGCAACTACAACGACGATGGCAGTTTCAGGCATCTCTCCTTTGTCGAGATTAAAGATTATATCCTTCAGTTTCAAAAAGATAGCGGGCGTAAGATTGGCTGCGTTGTCATGGACCATATTGGAGCCCTTAAGAAAAAGGGTAAGAATGGCGAGAACCAGGATCTCATGGATATTTGCCATTCCATGAAGAGCTTTGCTATCGAGACAAACACGCTGCTTGTAATGCAGTCCCAGGCTCCTAGAGAGAAAGCCGGCATCGGTGACTTGGAGCTAAACAAGGACGCAGCCTATGGGACTGTCTATTTTGAGTCCTACTGCGACTACCTGATGACCCTCTGGCAGCCTTTGAAGCGTTGCTATGGCACCAAGGGCTGCCCCACTGTGACAGCGTTTAAGTTCTGTAAGATTAGACATAAGAACCAGACCAAGGATAGGATCCAAGAGGATGTTCCTTATCGATTGTTTTTTGACCCTGACACGAGTACATTTAGAGAGCTGAGTGAGACAGAGCAGAAGTCCTTCCGGTATTTTAATAACTCCGCCGTAAATAAACGAAAAGGCGATAAGCGCACTCAGATTATCGAGTACCAGGATGTTGGATCGAAGGAGGTAATCAGTGGAGAAGCTAATCATAATAAAGACTCTGAAGGAGCTAGAAGCATTAAAGGAGTACATTAAGGAGAATGACTTCATTGCCTACGACACCGAGACAAACGGGACAGGCAAAGAGTCTAGCATCATAGGCTTCTCAATAGCCGCCGACACTAGCCTAGCCTATTATGTCATACTGTCGTATTGGGACGTAGAGAAGCAGACTCTAGTCGATCTTGAGACAATGCAGGGAGCTAAAGAGACAATAGAACTCCTAGTCGGCAAAAACCTAATCATGCAGAATGCGCCGTTTGACTGCTCCATGACGGTGAACAACTTCGGCATAGAGCTTATGCCCTACGTCCACACTGATACCATGATCTTGGGACACCTGCTCAACGAGAACCGCAGTAACGGCCTCAAGGAGCGCGGTGTTGAGCTATACGGCGAAGACGCTCGTAAAGAGCAGGCAGCCATGAAAGAGAGCGTCCATAAGAACGGCGGCGTCCTAACCAAAGAGAAATACGAACTATATAAGGCAGACGCGGATCTAATGGCCTATTACGGAGCTAAGGACGCTATCCTAACTCTCAAGGTGTTCTACCATGACATTGAGATCCTCATGGAGAACCCTACGCTGCAGGCTTTCTTCTACGACGACGAGTCTATGCCTTTGCTACGAGGGCCTACCTATGATCTCAATACTACAGGGCTACAGGTTGATCCTGCCAAGCTTCAGAAGCTTAAGAACCAACTAGAGGTTGAATGCTTGGAGGCCATGGCCTATATCACCAAGGAGGTTGAGCCTTATGTCAAAGAGAAGTATCCGGCTACCGGTAAGACCAACATATTCAACATAGGAGCCCCTCAGCAACGAGCGTGGCTTCTATTTGAAAAGTTAGACAACGAGTTCAATAACCTCACCAAGACCGGGCGAGAGCTATGTAAGGCGCTGAATCTAAAGCTTCCCTATTCTCCAGCCGCTAAGCGAGAATTTATATCTGTAGTCAAGGCCAACAAAGACAATATTTGGGAGGAGGCCAAGATCAATAAGAAAACCAAGAAGCTTGGGCGCCCTAAGAAGGTTGGGGAGCCTTGGACTTATATGGCCTCCGGTAAGGAGTCTCTCAAGAAGCTTGCCGATAAGTATAAGTGGGTAGGAAAGTATCTTGAATATGCCAAAAATGATAAAATTCTAAATACGTACGTAATAGGCATACAGGAGAAGATGCAATACAACGTGATCCGCCCAAGCTTCCTTCAGCATGGAACAACCTCAGGCCGGTACTCTAGTAGGAAGCCTAACTTCCAAAACTTACCTAGAGACGATAAGAGGGTGAAGTCGTGTATCATAGCCCGCAAAGGCCGAGTATTCGTAGGAGCTGACTACGCCCAGCTTGAGCCCCGAGTGTTTGCTGCCTTTAGCGGTGACGTAAGACTACTTGATTGCTTTAAAAATGGCGATGACTTCTACTCAGTCATAGGCATGGAAGTGTTTGATAAGTACGATTGTACCTTAAAGAAGGACGACAGTAATTCATTTGCTAAGATGTACCCGAATCTTAGGAACATTGCCAAGGTCGTAGGCTTATCTGCGACATATGGCACAACTGCACCGAAGATGGCGCCTACTATTGGCAAGAGTATTCAAGAAGCGAAGGAGATCATTGAGAACTATTTCGAAAAGTTTCCTGACGTGAAACAGCTCATGTTAGAGTCACACAAGCAGGCTAAAAAGTATGGTGAAGTTCACAACATGTTTGGACGCCCTCGCAGGATGCCTAAGGCCAGAGAGATCGAGGCTATCTATGGCGACGCGCCACACGAAGAGCTGCCGTATGAACACCGCAACACACTCAACCTCGCGGTGAACCATAGGATTCAGAGTACTGCAGCGTCTATCATGAATAGGGCCGCTATAGCCTGTCACAAAAAGTTAGTAGATTTTGTGGCAAACGACCCTCGCTGGGCAGAAGTTAAAATCGTCCTGCAAGTGCATGACGAGCTTGTATTGGAGGGACCTGAGGATCTAGCACAAGAAATGGTGACCGTTTTGAAGGAGTCAATGGAAAATACAACAAAACTTCCAGGGGTTGAACTGATAGCGGAGCCCAAAATAGGCTATAATCTCGCAGAGTTAAAATGATTGTTGACAAAGGAGGTAAAGTATGCTCACTTTTTTAGTGATTTTTATAGTATTAATGATTATTCTTAGTTAATGAACAGTCTAAATAGCATTTTAAATAGTATTCGTAACTTGGCTCTAAAACTACGGGCTCTTTTTCCCTCTGCAATGCCTATTGGGCTAGCAGAACATAAAGCCTGGGCAGATTCGATTATCAGTCTATATGATTTCCCGGACAACGACTCCGTTAGGTTTGCGTTGGCCACCATGGTCCTACACCTAGGGCCGACGGCAGCGTACCGATCGAAGTTCTACTTTTCCATCATGTTGAAGGCAGGCGCTGCGAAGCAAGTTGCTAGCGCTGTATTTCAAGAGATTAAAATTAAACAACAAGCGGAAGTTACTGCTCAGACGGCGGTACCTTCCAGTGCATCCCCGATCTAAACAGTTTTCTACACTCCAAGCTGAGTGGTACAAAAAGTTGAAAGATAGTGGTTTTAACGATATCGAGCGCAAAAACGGCGATATCATTCACAGCGCCGAAGACAACATAGTTACACACTATGACCAAAACTCCTTCGAAGCAAAGAGAGACTACAATCGCCTAGCAGGCCAGTTCTTACACGATTACAAGTTTAAGTCTAACTTGGAGCGCTTAGTGTGGGAACACCACGTAGAAGGCATGAGCATTAGAAACATTGTTAAGACATTAAAAGCTAAGAGAATCAATGTCTACAAACGCAAGATTCATGAATTGTTAAACAGGCTAATAGAAGAAATGGTGACCCGTGCTCGAAAAGGATAGCTTAGTAGCGATACGCGATATACAGCCTGCTGATAGGAACTTCATACTGGCTACGTGGCTTAGGGGCCTTCGCTTTGGTAATGATTGGTTCCAAGAGATTGAAAAGACAGTGTACTTCACCGTGTACCAACAAGTCGTTGATACTATCATTTCAGACTCTAGCAACACGATTAAGGTAGCATGCCTGAAAGAAGACCCAGAGGTGATTCTAGGGTATTCCGTGTACGCAGGCGAGCGCCTTGACTGGGTCTTTGTTAAGAAAGCATGGAGAGGCATTGGCATCGCTAAGAGCCTAATCCCCTCCGGTATTACCACGGTGTCTCACCTCACCAAAACTGGCAAGAGCATCATGCATAAGAGCATGAAAGGTGCACACTTTAACCCCTTCTCTATACGATGAGAACATCAGGCAGTTTAACGACGCCAAACTACCTGAAATTAAACCCGGCGTCTAGTTGGAGTAATTAATGTCCGAAGCAGAAAATAAACCTAAAGAACGTGGGATCCCTGATATTCAAACAGAATATCAACAATGCTGTGTAAAAGCAGGGCACCTTCAGTATCAAATCGCCACCATGGGTAAAGACCTTGGTCTGTTAAACGATACCATGCGCGACTTGAACTTTGAAGCGGCTGGACTTCAAGCAAAACAACAGGCAGCAAAGCCTGCAGAAAGCGCTCCGGCGCCAGAGGCATCAAATGGGTAAGAAAGTAGTATACGCAAAGCTTCATGAAGGCTTCTTTATCCCAGGCGGCGTAGGCAGCCCAGGCAACATGAGTGACACGCTCCCGTCTCAAAACAAGACGCTAGAGAACTTCAGCATGCAAGAGGACGATCTTGGTCGGCTCATTCTAACGTGGACGCAAGGTCGCGGTCGTATTGAGCGCTCATGCTCAGTGGCTGCCGCTAACGTCAAAGTGGCCGTCTATGAGGATAAAGATCTCAACGCTCCCTCTAAGACTACGCCGAACGACGCCCTGTGAAAAAACGCATTATTCCTCCTTCTCTGGACGGCCCTAAGGACAACAACGGAGTTTACATCAAACGAACTCCGCCGGTTGACCTGGGGCCGTTTAGGCTAGATAAGTTTCTATTCGATAAGCAATTGAGATTTGTCGAGAGTCCGCATCCCTTCAAGATAGCGGTATGCTCTAGGCGCTCCGGTAAAACCGTAGCATGTTCGGCGGATCTTGTATACACAGCGATTAGTAATCCTGAGGTTACCTGCCTCTATATCACCCTATCTAGAAACACCGCCAAGAAGATTATCTGGAAGGACATAAGGCGAATCAACATTGACTACAAGTTAGGCGGTCAGGAAGACCTCACCGAGTTGTCAATGACCTTTCCTAACGGCTCTACAATCTACCTGTCTGGAGCTAAAGATGAGTCTGAGATTGAGAAGTTTCGTGGGATGGCTTTCAAGCTCGTCTACATCGATGAGTGTCAATCCTTCAGAGAGTATATCCGCGATCTCATTGACGATGTCATCTCTCCCGCTCTCATGGACTACGCAGGTACACTCTGCCTAATCGGCACGCCAGGTCCAATACCGGCAGGCTACTTCGCCGAGGTAGCCGGTATCGTCCCTGAAAAGATCTCAGCCTCCGAGTCCTGGATGCAGTTTGGGTGGACCTTCTTTGACAACCCATTCATCGTAGTGAAGTCTGGGAAGACACATGAGCAGAGTTTAGACAGAGAGCTTAAGCGACGCGGTGTCCTCATGTCAGACCCCTCTATCCAAAGAGAGTGGTTCGGTAAGTGGGTACTAGACAGCGACTCTCTCTGGATCCAGTACAACTCAGCCAAAAACCATTTTGACAAGCTTCCTGAGCTTAAGCCTGGAAATAAGTACAACTACATCATGGGAATTGACTTGGGCTTTCAAGACGCGGACGCCATCGGTGTCATAGCCTGGTCTGATGAGTCCCCTATCACCTATTTAGTTGAAGAGGTAGTTACAAGAAAACAAGGACTTACCGAGCTAGCTAGTCAGATTCAAGCCCTCTGTGGGCGATATGAAATTTCCAAGATGGTAATAGACGAGGGCGGTCTCGGTAAGAAGCTTGCTGAAGAGCTTAGACGTAGACATGGCCTACCAGTGCAGCCTGCTGATAAGGTCCGTAAGCAGGAGAACGTCGCTTTCCTTAACGATGCCCTACGTACCGGTAGATTCAAGGCTAAGTCATCGTCTGCGTTTGCACAGGATAGCATGCGAGTTGAGATTGACTGGTCTAAGTCAACGCCGGATAGGATCAAAGTCTCGGACAAATATCACTCAGATATCATCGACGCTGTCCTATACGCCTTTAAAGAGAGTCCGAGCTTCAGTTATATGCCTCCTGAGGAAAAGCCTAAGCACGGTACCAAGGAGTGGGCTACTGCTCAACAGACCGAAATGTGGGACCAGGCAGTGAGTCATTTTGAGGCTCAGGCTGAATTAGAGAAGAAATTTAGCGGTTTTGACGAATAAGGCACACATTTTAACTGAAATCAAGTGAAATAGGGACTATCTAGCTAAGATAGGAGAACCCTAGTGCTTCCCTTTCTAAAACCCAAGCTACAAACCGGCCTAATCACTGAACAACGAAAACCCGACGGCGGGGCTGCTGAACTTCCTGAGGGAGATCACGCACTTAAAGCCGCTGCGGAAGATATGATCCGCGCTTTTAATAGTAAAGATCCCGAACACTTAGCTCTCGCTTTGCGCTCTGCTTTCCAAATCCTGGATAGCGAGCCTCAAGACGATGACGAACAACAACCTAATGAAGATGAGGAAGAATAAATGCCATTGATTAAGAGCGCCAGTAAAAGGGCTTTCGGTGAAAACATGTCCAAGGAAATGAACGCCGGAAAGCCTAAAAATCAGTCTTTAGCAATCGCATTCAGTGTACAGCGTCGGAATAAGAAAAAGAAGATGGCAGATGGCGGAATGATCGACCTCGATCCTCGCCAAGATGCAGACTCTGAACATGATGACGCTGAAGATATGGCTAAAGGCCGCAGTCCCTCTGACGCTAACAATTCAGAATCACAAGCAAATTCTGAAAGCCGCCCCATGCCAGACAAATCGTACAACGATTCGGACAGCGTGTCTCGAAATAGAGGCAACAAGGCGCTTAAAGATGCTCAATGGGACGACAATTCCACGGTGGAACAGGCGCAACGCCCGTCTCAGACCAGACTCAGCCAGCCTAAGGGCGTAGGCAGCGATCCTATGGCTATGCGTCAGCGTGATATGCACGACGACGAAGAGGATTTCGGCGATTCAATCTATCCTGAAAGCGATAAAGCTCAACCAATTCAAAGAGATAACGAAGACTTCCCTAAAAGACAAGGCTCGTCTCCTGACATGGAGCGCCAGCATAGTAACAAACGCGCTGCCTATGACTCAGCTTCTGAGAATCAATACTCTGAAGACGAAGCTCAAGACAACATGAAGAAAAAGCAAAGCCCGATCGGACGCTACGCCAAAGGCGGCGAAGTGAGCGGCAGCGGCGCAAAGACCAGTACAACCGGAAATAAGACAAAAACAGGCGGATCTAACCCCGGCGGAGCTTCAACAGGCGGAGCCGGCACCGTAACGATCACTACAGGAAATAAGCCGCCTAATAGCATTAATGTGAGCGGTGTTGGCGGCAAGACCGCTGCGCGTAATGCCGGTGGAATGGATCCTAGTGACGAAGATGATGATGACACGATGATGGCTCAAGGCGGAAGCGTCGAGGGCATGGAAGAATCTGACGAATCAGACCTCCTATCAAGTGACTACCCATCAGGACCACATGATAAGCAGCCTAAGGATGGCTACGACGAAAGCCACGATTACTCCCCAATCTCAGAGAACCCCGACGAAGCTAACCCCCATACCGGTGAGTCTGAAAACGACATGCTCAGACGCCACGCAATGGAGCGCGCCATGTTCGCTAAGGGCGGTATGGCTAATCCTAAGCTGCAACAATCCGAAATGGAGCCGCCAGAGGCTCATAAGTCGATCGCCGACGCCATTATGTCTAAGCGCAAGCATGCCAAGATGATGATGGATGACGGCGGTGAGGTTGACCCTGATCTCCAAAAGTACATGCCTTCTGATAAAGAAGCTGCTGACTCAGGTTACCCGCCTGGTCCAGAAAGAGCCCAGTATATCGCTAGGAAGCGCCAAGCTGCAGCTCAGAACTACGCAGACGGCGGTATGGTCGATTTAGAGGCTAACTCTGAAGAGTCTCCTAACGAGGAAGACCAGATGAGCTTTAAGGCAAATGGCAAAGAGCAGTATGACGACAGTCAGCTTAGCCGCCAGCCTTCTGACTCAAACCTGAAGGGCCATGACCTTCCTGACGAAGATAGCCACGATATGGTAGATCAAATCAGACGCAAGATGCGGATGCGCCGGAGCTAACGGTGGAAAAGCTTCCAAACGCCAAAGAATTGAAAAAGCTAGCAGAAGCTTGCCGTAAGGCAGGCATAAAGGCGTTTAAAGGCTACGGGATCGAGTTTACCCTGTCTGATGAGGCTCCGGTATCAAATTATAAGAAAAGGGCTCCTGAGGCAAATAAGAGCGTTATAGGGCATTCTAACAACCCCTTTGAATCTGACACTCTTACCGATGATCAGCTCCTCATGTGGAGCGTATCGGACATAGCCGAGTCTAAAACCGAATAGGTGACCCAATGAAGGTAAACCCTTCTAGCATAGCCAGTACAGTGACATTCCAGACTAAAGCCAAGAAGCAGGCTGAGTCTGTTGCATCGTGGTGGAAGTCCTCGGATAAGAGAGAACTCTGCGCTCAGCTGATCAGTACGGCTACCTACTTGAAAGAGTCTCAGCAGTACCGCTATAGGCAAGCTGCTATCTATGCAAGATTATACGGGAATATGTCTCTGTATAACTTCATTGGCTCTAACATGAGTAAGCTAGACCAGACGACTGGCCTCCCGCAGGATAGGCCTACCTTCAACGTAGTCCAATCCTCTGCAGATACCCTCATCTCACGCATATCACAGTCTAGACCAGCCCCGGTGTTCCTCACCGACAACTCGGACTACAAAGAGCGTAACTTAGCGAAGAAATTGAACAATTTCATCTTAGGTGAGTTCTACCAGACTAAAGCCTATGACAAGGCCGTGATCGCACTAAGAGATGCCTTAGTCGAAGGTACGGGCATCCTCAAGGTCTATGAAGGCCAAGACAAGAAAGTCGCTATTGAACGCGTCCTCCTCACCGAGCTGCTAGTTGATCCAAACGAAGCTATGTATGGCGAGCCACGCCAGATGTACCAACTGAAGCTAGTAGACCGAGCCGTCCTCAAAGAGTGGTTTGGCAAGGGCTCTATCATAGAAGACGCCGTCAAAGCGTACCCAGACAACTCAGCAGACTCTTCTAAGACAGTCTCAGACCTAGTGATGGTCGTAGAAGGCTGGAGACTCCCATCAGGACCAGGCGCTAAAGATGGTAGGCACACAATAGCCTGCTCCTCCGGTGTCTTACTAGACGAATCATGGGAGAAAGACAAGTTTCCTTTCATATTCCTCCATTATTCTCCACGCTTACTAGGTTTCTGGAGCCAAGGGTTAGCTGAGCAGCTCATGGGAACGCAGCTAGAAATCAATAGCCTGCTTTATACCATCTCCCGCGCTATCAAGCTCGTAGGCGTACCTCGTGTATTCCAAGAGATGGGCTCGAAGGTAGTGAAGTCCCACAACAACAACGACATCGGCGTCATTATCACATACCAGGGTACTAAGCCCTCTTACGAAGTCGCTCCTTGCGTCCCTGAGGAGCTATACGCACAGCTCCAGCGCCTGATTGACTACGCCTACCAGCAATGCGGCGTCTCGTCTATGCAGGCGTCGGCTAATAAGCCTGCGGGACTTAACTCAGGTGAAGCTCAGCGTGTCTATGACGACATCTCATCTGACCGCTTCCAATCCCTCAGCCGCCGGTATGACAACATGTTTGTTGACCTAGCCTATCAAGTACTTGATCTCGCTAAGGAAATTGCAGATAGAGATGGCAAATACTCCACGGTGTATCCGAATAAGACCGGCGTTAAGATGGTTGACCTCCCTAAGGCTGACCTACTTAAGAACCCTTATGTAATTCAATGCTTTAACATGTCGTCTCTCCCTAGAGATCCAGCTGGACGTATGGCTAAGGTCACCGAGATGATCCAATCCGGCATGATCACGATTAAAGAAGGACGCCGTCTTCTTGATTACCCTGATCTTGAACAGGTTGAGAAGCTAGCGAATGCCTCTGAAGAGAGGATCTACCAATACCTAGACGATATCGTAGAAGACGGTAAGTACTGCGGCCCTGACCCGTTCATGGATCTAGGACTCGCCAATGATACCGTAGTTCAATACTACAATCTCTATAGTTCCGCTAAGTTAGAAGAAGAGAAGTGCGAAATGCTTCGTACCTTCTACTCGCAGGTACAAGCGTTGAAGACAGCAGCGACACCGCCCCCTATGCCTCAACAGGGCGCTATACCGCCTCAGGCACAGCCACAGCCGCTTCCTCAGTCGCCTCTCGTTCCTAACAATGTCCCCCAACCCCAATAACCCGAGCAGAGCGGCTTCTCTGCCTAAGTAACAATAATAACAAGTGAGATAATAGAATGCCTACAATTACGACCATTGATAAATCGTCTTCCACCGCCAATACCGGTGCCCAATCCCAAAACGCTCAGTCAGCTCGTGACCGCGCTGTCGCTAAGTTTATGCAAGGCGGCCAACAAGCCCCGGTGCAAAACCCTAATCAAGTCTCTCCAGAGGAACTGGGAGCTATTAGAGCGCCTCAGGGACAATCTAGCCATAGTGAAGAGACTTCACCTGCTAATCAAGTAGAAACACCTGCCCAAGCCGCCCAACCGGCTAAGCAAGCGGAAGAGCCTGCAATTTCTTCTCAATACGCTGTTCTAGCGCGAAAAGAAAAAGCCTTCCGACAAAAGGTGCAACAGCAGGAAGCAGCTTTACGAGCTGAAAAAGAAGCGATCGAGAAGGCTAAATCTGAGCTTAAGTCGAAAGAAGTCGATTACCAGACCAACTACATTCCAAAGAATCGGTTGACTGAAGATACAATCGGCACTCTCCTTGAGGCAGGCATCAGCTATGACCAAATCACTCAACTGATGCTCAGCCAGCCGACCCAACAGGATCCGGCTACTAAGCTAGCAATTGCCAGGCTCGAAGCGAAACTCAACTCTCAGAATGAGACAATTGAGAACGCTCGTAAAGCTGCTGAAGAGTCTCAGAAGAATCAATACAAAGAGGCAGTTAAGCAAATTAGTCGCGAGGCAAAAGAACTCGTTAGACTTGACCCTCAATATGAAGCGATCCGCGAAACAGGAAGTATCGGCGATGTCGTTGAATTGATTGAGAAAACTTTTAATGAAGAGGGCTATCTTCTGACCGTAGAAGATGCCGCAAGAGAAGTCGAAGAGCATCTTGTTGAGCAACTCAGTAAGTATACTCGCAAGATCAATAAGCTTCGACAGAAGTTCAACCCGCAGCCTAAAGCTGCCCCCGCGTCACAGTCAGCGCAGTCCCCAGCGAAACAGCAGTCACAACCCGCAAAAACCCTCACCAACGCACTCGGTGCTTCCGGCAAATTGTCAGCAAGGGAGAGAGCCGTCCTAGCGTTTAAGGGTGAACTTAAATAATTACGATGCCTTAAAGGACATCGCAACATGGTGTTGTGGAGCCTTATAAGACATCCAATGGACTACGGTACAGGGTAGGTTAAATCCTATCATCTCCTAAGGTCCGATAAAAGAGATAGCCAATGGCTGCTGTTTTCGCAAATAGCTCTAATCAAGTCGCTGCACTTAAAGAGCTGTATACTGATGACAAAGACTACATGAAGGATCTAGTCTATAAAGAAAATCCTTTTCTTGCACTCGTGCCCAAGAACGAGAGCCCAGATGGGTTTGCTGGTAAGTATATTCCAGTCCCCCTCGAATATGGTACACCGCAAGGTCGTTCCCATGCGTTCGCTAACGCGCAGAACCAACAGACTGCAACGTCTTTGGCTTCGTTTTTCGTCTATGTTATTGAAGATTACCAACTGGTAACCATCACTAACCTGTTGATGGAACAAACGAAAACCAACGCCGGTGCATTCGTTGACGGCGCTAAGCTTCAAATGGACGGCGGTTTCCGAAACCTCACCAACAACATCGCTTTCGAGTTGTTCGGAGACGGTTCCGGCTCTCGCGGTGTCGTTGGAGCGGGCGGAACTAACCCATCCGGTAACAACTACACGATTCCACTCGCAAATTCACAACTCGTTGTGAACTTCGAAGTGGGAATGTTGCTTGTTAACTTCACCTACGCTGCTGGATCGATTTCTGCGATCTCGGCTACGACTGCTATCATTAACTCGGTTGACCGTGCAAACGGAATCCTCCAGGTTACTGCTTCCGGTTCGGATGCGTCGTGGATCGCCGCAGGTAAGAACCTCGGAATCAACGGTGATATCATCGCAGGTGCAGTTTCTACGGGAACGTCGCTTTGTCTCTCGGGACTCGGTGCTTGGATCCCAACTGCAACGCCATCGAACGCAGATAGTTTCTGGGGAGTTAATCGCTCCGTAGATCCTACTCGGCTCGCCGGCCTCCGCTACAATGCACAGTCATACACCATTGAAGAAGGTATGACTAACGCGCTTGCATTCCTTAATCGAGAAGGTGGAAAGCCTGACCTCGCTATTATGGACTTCGCAAGCTATGCTGCACTCGTTAACGCCTTGGGCGCTAAGGTTCAGTATGTGCAAGTGAAGCACGACGAAGTGGAAGTCGCTTTCGAAGGGATTACCTTCCAAAGCGCTTACGGTCGAGTTACGGTCCTAGCCGACCGTTCATGTCCTCCTCAGACGTGTTACCTCTTGACGATGGCAACTTGGAAGTTGCGTTCGTTGGGCAAGGTGCCGCACATTCTGACTTATGGCATGGAAGGCCTCGAAGGGTTGCGTGTCGGTAATGCCGATGCCCTCGAGATTCGTATCGGCTACTACGGCAACCTGATCTGCTGCGCTCCAGGTTGGAACTGCGTCGTCCAACTTTCGGCGTGATTTCAAGTAGTTAACTAATTAATAATTAGTAACCAGGAAGCCCTGGAGCGAAAGCTCTGGGGCTTTTTGTTTGTTGACTTTCCTCCCCCTATTACATACCATCTGGTAATGAAGATTGTCTACGACGGCGAATATTACGCGATTGAAAGACGTACATATTTCTTTTGGAAGGAATATTTAAGCACCACTGGCAGCGGCTATTGGTTCTCCGATACCGACTCCATTCGCGAGTTCTGTGTTACTACCGAAGTCGATAAAATTTGCAAACTTTTTGCTTCTGCGGAGGAGGCTAGTCGAATTTTGAATTTCCAACCTGTCAAAATCCCTATCGAGCTAATAGCCCTTTGTAGCGACAAAAAGGAGACTAAATGAAACTCGAAGATATGACTATAGACGAAATCCTAGAAAAGTGCGATTTCCCTGAAAGCTTTCTAGCCTCCTTCCGCGAATGGTGCTCCCAGCAAAAGCCACAAGGCCTTATGAGCGGAGCAGCACTCGGTGTTTATAATCACCCAGTTGGGACGCCCATTATTTATACCGGTAATGTCGGGGAAGAAGAGTAATGAGTACCTTCCCATTTAAAGGACCCGGTATGACTCAGGCTGACCTAAACCAAGAATTTCTTCAAGGTCAAGTCGCCAAGCGGCAAGGCACCTACGGCACATTGCAAGGCTTTCGAGGCCTAAACTCATGGCCGACCAGCTATTACATGGTACACGGTGCCAAAGAAGAACTCATCAGACGTATCCGAGCCCTCCCAAAAGCTGAACTCGCCATATACGGTGTGGATGACGTGAATGACGAAAAGTAAAGACGCGTGGTGCGAACAGGCTTACGACGTATTTACTGAGGGGTATGCTAAGATAGCCCACGACCTATGGAAGGAAATCTATTTCGGTCCGCCTTACCACCGCGGTGTCGAAGGCGCAAAGGAAGAATTAATTAAGCGGATAAACTCCCTCTCTGTTGCGGAAAAAGCAATCTACGGTGTCGAATATGGGGACTAAACTATCTCTTGATATAACCTCTGCAGTTGCTGCTTTAAAAGAGATATACGAAGATTATCCATTCTTTGAGCCGTATTATGCCGTAGCAGGCGCTAAAGACGAGCTTATCTCGCGTATAAAAAAGCTTTCCAAAGTAGAGAAAGCCGTGTATGGTATAGAAGAAGACGAGGGAGATTAAAATGAGTGACCCATTATCGCAGGCGATCGTACGATTGTATGAAGAGGAACGATTTTACGCTGAACTTGTCCTTCAAATGGATCGAGTAGCGTCTAAGAGTATTCCCACAGCCGGTGTCTGCATCAAAGATCGCATACAGCTCCACGTCAACATGGAATTTTTCGCTGCCTTATCTAAATCCGAGCAAGTAGCGGTGTTGAAGCATGAGTGCCAACACATCCTAAACGACCATATCGGTCGCGCTAAAGAGCTAGACCCGACCATTTACGAGAAGCCAAAGGATGATATCGACGGCATGATCAATGGTGCTAAACACATGCTCATCAACATAGCCGCCGACTGCGCCATCAACCCCGGTATCCCCCATATCATGAAAGACGGCATGTTCCCTTCCAAGTTTAAGCTTGCAAGCGGCCAGACAATGGAATGGTACGTCGAGAAGCTTAAAAATAACGAGAAACTTAAAGAGCTAACTCAATATGATGACCACTCCCTGTGGGCTGAGTCAGAAGGAGAGAAGGAAATCCTGAAAGAGAAGCTTAAACAGGCAGTCAATGAGGCCGGCGTCCGTACAAAGGCTGCCGGAAAACTCACCGCATCCGATGAGCTTTTAATCGACCGCTTAAATTACAAGGCGCGTGACTGGAAAGGCGACCTCAAGCGGTTTGCCGCCCGCGCTCTAGAAGTAGCCCTTATAGCTTCTAAAAAGAAGCGTAACCGCCGCTATGGTATTATGTACCCTGGCACTATCAAAGAGGAGACTTTGCACATCGGTGTCGCCTTAGACACCTCTGGCAGCATTTCCGATGAGGCATTATGCCAATTCATGGCAGAAGTAGCTAACATTGCCAAATATGCCACAGTGACTGTTGTAGAAGCTGACTCTGAGGTTAAAGACGCATATGTCTTCGATCCCAAGAAGAAATATAGCGTTAAGGGACGAGGCGGAACCGCTTATCAGCCTGCATTTGACTACTTCACTAAAGAGACCGACGTAGACGGCGTCATTTACTTCGGTGACATGGATTGTTTTGACGAACAGCTCATAAAGCCCAAATACCCGGTATTGTGGGCAGTAGTCGGTAATCAAAAGCCTCCTGCCGATTGGGGTGCGCGTACTAAAGTGGAAGTGAGTAGAGTATGACTTTGGAGCAGAAACTCAAAGATCAAAGTGTAGAACACATCTTAAATTCCTACGATTTCCCTAAAAGATTTCTAGTCTACTTCGCCTCTCAATGCGCTAAAGATGCAATCAATCATATGAAGGATCCTAGGTCGATAAAGGCTGTAGATGTAGCTGAACGCTACGGCTTAGGAGAAGACTTTGAAGAGGCCTATTTAAGAGAAGTACACGGAGACGCTGACGCTGCATGGTCCTACGCCACCGCCACCGCCTCCGCCGCCGCCGCCTACGCCTCCGCCACCGCCTCCGCCACCGCCTCCGCCACCACCGCCGCCACCTACACCGCCGCCACCTACACCGCCGCCACCTACGCCACCTACGCCACCGCCTACGCCGCCGCCTCCGCCACCTACGCCACCTACGCCGCCTACGCCACCTACGCCGCCACCGCCACCTACGCCGCCGACTACTACAAACCCCTCCTATTTAAGCTTATAAATGAAAGATTGACTAAGTTCGAAAAGCTGGTAATATTAAAATTATAAAGGGAGAAACTCATGAATATTAAAGATCTAAAAGCAAGCCTCGACTACCTCTGCAAAGCGCAAATCACCCCATTCCTTTGGGGACACGCTGGAATTGGCAAAAGTACAGTTGTCAAGCAATACGCCGAAGAGAAAGGGTACAAATTCTTTCCCTTTTACCTTGGCACACAATCCGATATTGGCGATATCCTAGGGCTCGCGTCCTTTGTCAAAGATGAAAATGGTAGCGAGATCGCAACGACATTTGCAACTCCCCTCTGGTTGAAAGAGACAATAGAATACTGTCAAAATAATCCACAATCTGGAGCTATCATCTTCCTAGATGAGTTTAACCGCGCTCGTAGAGACATCCTAAACGGCATGTTCTCTCTTGCACTGGATAAAACCTTCCACACGATCAAGCTGCCAGAGAATTGCCATGTTATGGCTGCTGGTAATCCGCCAACTGATGAGTATTTTACGACGGATATCAACGAGACCGCATTGATGGCAAGGTTCGCCCACATCAAGCTTGAGCCTTCATTTAACGAATGGCTTCAGTTTGCTCAGAATCAAAAGTTCGAACCTACGCTTGTAAGTTTCCTGAAAGAGCAGCCTGAGCTACTGGAAGACGCCAAGAGCCACTTCACTTTACCCGTTAAAGTGGACCGAAGATCCTACGAACGAGTAAACCGCCTGTTTAATGTAGGCACACCAAAACCACTGCTTGAGCAGTTGATGGTTGGTATCATTGGAGCTGAACGCGTAGTGGCCTATAATCTCCACTTAAACAAGACAGAGAAGCCTCTGACTGGCGAACAAGTCCTAGTAGGAGGCGGACAAAAAGATGTCATCGTTAAATGGTCTAACCCTGCTGATATTAAATCAAGCCTATTGAATATCACTTGCGATAATGTTTTTGACCTGCTACAGGAGTGGGATAAAAATAAAGGTGCAGTTTCAGAAGGAATAATGGACAACTTTATTGGCTTCCTAGAGACACTCCCCAGTGAGGTTTCCTACCCTCTACTTAAAAAGCTTCTTAAAGAGGAAAATAAACTCTTTAGAAATTTCACGACCGATAGCCGATATGAAAGGCGGGTAGC